AGTTTATCGCACTTTATGCGTCTTAGGAGTCTACTATCCTCTCGCGAGGGCAGTAGAAAGAACTTCCACGCTTTTTCGGCTAGGCGGTCTGACAGACCACCGCGTCCTAAAAGCAGGAAGAACTCCGCCAACAAGCCCCGGGAAACCAAGCTCGATGTTCGTGGTAACCATCGCGCCTCGACTTCTCTGAACCAGGTCGCCACTTCGTAATAGGAGATATGCCGGATTAACGTGGTGGGAACCACGTCTTTCCAAGCATCCTTCTTTACAAAGCGGATGGCCTCGAACAGGGAGCCGAGGGGAGCTCCGGTGACCTCCTCTCCATGATGAATCCATCTCTTAGCGAACTCAAATGAGTGTGAACTCACGTGAGTCTTCGTTTCAGAGACTTTCACCCCTAGCGTATCAAGAATCGTCATGTATTCCTTAGCGACGTGTTCGTTTGCTAAAACGATATCGTCACCAAGGAGCACGTATCCTTTCCATGCAATGGAAAGTCCGGCGCGTTTGGCCGCAAGCCGAACGATCGCATGATGTGAAATCGCAAATGTAGTCCAAGAACTATAGGCCCCCATTGGTTGGCCGGCTCCGTATTTCACGGAACCAGCGCCTTTGGGTAGCTTATACTCTCGGGTACATAGCAATTCATACCATGCAGCCGCATACTCCGGTGAAACCAGAACAGCCATGATCGCTCTCTGTAGGGTTACAGGGAGACGGTCAGTAGCTGAACTGAGATCACAAGAGTAGTACGGGCCTTGACGCGGTAGTTTGGATCGGAAGCTACCTTGGTTAAAGGTACAGTCTGTTGAGAGGCTCTTTAGAAGCGCAAACTGCGCTTTGTGAAGAGGCTCAAAACACGACTGTGTCCAATAATCAAGAATAGCAACTATTCGGCACTTGGCTTCCTTATCCTTGATGTAAGACAATCTTGATAAGATCCCTTTCGGGCTTATCTTGACCATCTCACACCAAGTAGGGACACTGAGTGATCGAATGGTACCAATCGTAAGGGCTAACTTCTCTCCACCACACAGGGCCAGGTATCCAATCTGGTCCTCTGTTAGGAGTGAAGCGTCCTCGATACTTCCAATCAAAGCTTGCGCATTGGGGCCAGATTTGGTTGTAACATGCGGGCGTTCCCATTCGGGAACGTCAAGCTTCCAACCAAGACCTTTCACGATGCCTGTTAGTTCCTGCTCTATCACAGAGCATACTGGAACCGCAGGGAGCGTGATTGGATCGAGGTTGGGGCTTTTCCAGCCGGGTATGATCCTGCTTAACCCTAAAAGAGTTAGAGCAAGACGTATCTCGGGTGGTCGCTTGTTACGGATCAACTCAACAAAGGGGAGCACCGCAGCGTGCGGTAAACCATCTTTGTCGAGCATCACCCCAAATCCTGGTGTATCTATCAAAGGTTGCCCACAGAGGAAGCGTG